TTTTCATAACAGTTCTCCAATCGTTTTTATTTTAATTATAGCATATTTACTAACTAACTAGAAAGGAGAAGGGGGATGAGACCAAAACGTTATCCGTATAGCGGAAAATTAAAAGCCTCAACTATGGATATAGTCAAGGCTTGGGAAAAAGCTTATTCAGCATATCGTGTCAAAGGTCAAAAAAGGCAAGAAAAGGCTGAACAAGAATTAGATAAAGCTACTCAGAGGCTTTATCTGCTATATCATTGAGTGTCTTTGCTGCTTTTTCAGTTGCAAGTTCATCTACTTGAATATCTTTGGCAGTTAGCAACTTTTCAATGACCTCAATGACTGCGGCAGTTGCTATATCAGCCGAATTTTTCTCGATTAGTTCGGCAATTAGTGTATAACTGGCCTGCTTTAGACTGTCAAATTCATTCATATTGTTATCTCCTTTCCTTGTTGATATGTCAATTATATCACAGGGAGGAGCAACCAAACTAGAAAGGAGAAGGGGTTGGAAAAACTAACAAAAAATCATTTATCTGAAATCAAAACCATTGTTAAGATGATTGATATTATTGCTGAATCTATATTTCTGGAGCTTATGAATGAATGCGATAATTTAGCTGAAATGAAAAGTAGAACTTCTCATTTCGATAAGTATTCAGACCTTCCAGTGGAGACTGCCAAGATTTGTGAAATAGTTGCGGGTCGAGTGAGAAAAACGGCAAAGGAATATATCGATATTAAAAACTCCCAACACAAGATTGTATTAGGAGAGTGAGTTAATTAGGGTACTAGTCAAGCATCCTTATAACAATTTCTGCTTGTTTATCAAAATTGTTATGTTCGCTGACTAGCCATGAAGTGTTTCTATCGTTGTGTATGAACGTACTTTTGAGTTCGTGGTAATATCTCTCAAAAAATGAGATTAGTGAAGTGATTTCATAGTGGCCATACTCACGATAGATTGAAAGAAAAAGTTTGAGTGCAGTGTATTGACTGTATAGTTCGTTGATTCCAATTGAAACTTTAGCAGTTTGTTTTTCCGTATTGTTTATCAATTCGGAATGTAGCTTGGAGGTTGCATTTTTTTAATCAATAACTAGTATTTTCAACTCTGCCAGAACTTCATTATCCATTAGTTATCCTCCTTTCAGTTTGATAGCTAAATTATAGCATGGATAGGAAGAGGAAACAAATATAGAAGGGAGGAAGAGGTATGCCGGTATCCAGAGATATGTCTACTTTGGAAGCTAATATTTTATCTGCTATTCGGAATTCTGGTAGTTATGATTCGCCTATCCAGGCTTCGGTTTTACGTAAGAAATTTAATATTAGTAAGCGTGTTTTGGAAAATACGATTGAGAGTCTGAGAGTTAATTTTCATCATCCGATTGTTGCAAAGAAGCACAGACCTAATGGTTATTTTTTACCTAAGACGGAGCAGGAGAGGTTGGATGGTTTAGCTCCTTATCGTAGGCAGATTGAAACAGAGAAGAAGAATTTGGCTGCGGTTATGTCCGTTGATCTGTGTCATTATTGGCAATAAAAAAAGCCTGATGGCAGTCAGGTCTTTATCAAAATTATCTAATTAAATTATATCAAAAGTAAATTCGGCAGGCAAGATGAATTTACAAAAGGAGTCAATATGGAAGAACAAGGTTTTTTGTCAAGATGGTTTGAGCTGAACCTCTTGGATAAGATTATAGACGTTATTGAGAATTACTTGACCAGACGGCTCGAAAAAGAATTTGAGCATCATACTTGTGGTTTAGTATCTCGTCAAAAGTTGATGAAAGATTTGGAGTTGAAAGACGAGACATTAAGGAAGTGGGAAGATGCAGGTTTGAAGCGGTATCAACCGCCATTTGAAAAAACTAGCAAGATTTACTACAAGGAATCGGATGTAGAACGTTTTTTGACAGTTTAGGAGGGAATCATGACAGAAGCAATTTTAACATTAGGAATCTTCGCTGTGCCGATTTTGACGGTGGCAGTAGTAGAACAGCGGAAGGTTGAGAAGGAGCGAATGCGTGAAGAATTTGAAGAAATTCGGCGCAGAGACTACCTGTACGGCTTTAGAGCAGGCATGGGGTATCAGAGTACCTGTGATATTGAAAAGGCTCGTAACGGGCTAAAGAGAGATGCTCAGCAAGTGGATAAGGAGTGGAAAAGATATGCAGAAATGGTTGGCTATTTTTTTAAAACAAGAAAAACCTGATATCCCACGTCCGCTTTACACACTAGAGCAGGAAAATCAACTATTGCATGATATGGTCCGTGAAATCGCTGAACAACGAAATGAATACCGTATCGAGAATCAGCGGCTAAGGGATGAGAATGATACGCTTAAGCGAATGTTAGAACGGTACAGTTAGGTGGTGTTTCAATGGCTCGTAGACATGTATTTGCTAACAAAGTACCCAAACGAGTAGGGGATTTGAAGTCTAATACAGGGGTGGATTACGCTATTTGGGTACAAAATTGTGAGCTGACTAATGATGAACTAGCGGTATTGCTCGGTATAGATGTGAGATATGTAACGAGAATGCGGAAACTTGACTGGATTCCCGATACATCTGTCCGAGAGCGCATTGATCACTTAATTTTGACAAGGAGGGAATGATGGAGAAGACTGCGACTTTTTTTAAGAATGAGGTTGAGAAGTTTCAGTACTTTCAATTTCCGAAATGGCTATTGAAGGATCCATATTGTAATCTTTCTCTGCAAGCGAAGATGATTTACACTTTGATGTACGATCGGCTTGGTCTTTCTTTGAAGAATGAATGGTTTGATGATAATGGCAAGATTTATATTTACTATTCGAACGAGAGTCTTGCTAGTAAGGAGGAGGGGATTTATTGTTCCATTCCGACTGTTATCAAAGCTAAGAAAGAATTGGCGAGTATGGGTCTGTTAAGTGAGGTCCGTCAGGGACTGACTTTGTCAAATCGTATTTATTTGAAAGGGCCTAATTCTTTATCTCATGAAGTTAAAAATTTTAAACACAGAACTAAAAATTCTTTAGTTCAAGATGACAAGAATTTTAAGACTAATAAGACTGAATATAATAAGACTGAAGATAGTAATAGTAATAGTAGTTGTATAAATAAATACGATCTTCAAAATTTATTTAAAGATTTTGAAAAGGGCTTGGGTCGTTTTCTTAGTCCGTTTGAGATTGAGGATATTGAGAAGTGGGTCAATGAAGATCATTTTGATGAGTCTGTTATTCGTGAGGCTCTTAGAGAGGCTGTTCTGAATGGTAAGGTTTTTATGAATTATATCAATGGTATCTTACGGAATTGGAAGAAACAGGGGTTGCTGACGGTTGAGGCTGTAAAGGCTCATCAGGCAGAGAGACAACAGGAACTGCCTAAGAATGTTGATGTTTCGCCTGAATTTTTGGAGGCTATGAACTTATGGAAGGATTAGACAAGGTAAAATGTTACTCGCTAAAACATGGTTCCAAAAAAGACAAGCCATTCGTCAGAGAAGTAAAGGTCAACTGTACAGGAATTGATATTTTTTATGGCAATGAGCGACAGGCTATGCGGTTTGCTAGTCGTGCAGCTGCTATCCATGTTTCTAGGGCTTTGAAAGATTATGGAAATTTTTACTTGATTGAGGAGGACTGAATGTACAAGCTGGATTTCGTTGTGAATGGCGGCTGGATCTTTCCGATAGGTGTCTACGAAACCAAGGAAGATGTCAAGCAGGCTATCTACTGGCACATCTATTCTTACTCGGCTATTCAACGCCCAGTCTTTCGGACTAGTGGTTCGGATGAAGTGAAGCGGGTGTTTATTATCGGACATCTTAGAGGAGCAGGTGGACGAGCGATATTTCCTTTCGGAAGAGTTGACGAGGAAGCTAGTACTTACAAACCAAGAAGAGTAGGGAATATCAATCCATCCGGTAATGGCATGAATGGAGAAGTATTTGCTTCGGACGGACTAGCCCCGACTCTGACAACTAACAAGGGTGAGGGGATTAAAATTATCGGAGTGATGCAACCAAATTTTAATCAAAGTGGTTGTATATACGACCCAAACGGTATAGCGCCAACTATTCGTACCTTGCAAGGCGGGGGATTAGAACCGAAAATCATTCAGCGAGGACATGGCTACAATCAGGGTGGCGAGCATGATATCGCCCCTACATTGACCAGCAATAGCTATCAAGAAAACAATCATTTGTTAGACGGCTATCGCATCCGCAAACTGACACCTCGCGAGTGTTGGAGGTTACAAGGTTTTCCAGATTGGGCGTTTGATAGAGCCCAGGCAGTAAACAGTAATAGTCAACTATACAAGCAAGCTGGCAACTCAGTCACGGTTAATGTGATTGAGGCGATAGCAAAACGATTGGAGTAAACAGATGAATAACATAATTGAAAACGTAAAGATAACCAAAACTTTCTTGGGCAGAGAAGACCACGGAATTTTAACTTGTTATCTGACTGTTGAGGGATATGGATTTGGAGTATCTATTGGAGGATACTGCCTAGATAAATACGACGAACACAAGAAAAAACGAGTAGCTTTTCACAAGAGCTTTGAGCTGATAGACCGTATCTTGGAGGTTGCCGGTGCAAATAGCTGGGAAGAACTGCAAGGGAAGTATATACGTGTTAAGAGTAACGGTTTTGGAGGTAGAGTAACGAAGATTGGAAATCTTATTAAAGATGATTGGTTGGACTTTGATACCTTTTTCAAGGAGTAAACAGATGAATAAACAGGAAGCGATTGAGATTATTGAGCAATCAAAAATAAAAAATAGCTAACAGAGGGAGGGTAATATTTAAAGCAGGCGAAATTATAGTAGAAAATGTACAGGTCGATTATGTACCACTTGAAGTTGTTGTGAACACGATTGACCAAATCCACGAACCGCAGAAGGTTGTGGTGCCGAAGTTTATCGCTGATAGTATCGAATATTGCAAAAATAAAGAAGGGTATGGATTGCTCCGTGCAATGGATTACTGCGATGAATACAATGATACTGGCGAATGGTTAGAGCACAACCAAGAGACTTTCGCCCTAGCGTGGCTTTTCGGCTATGAGATCGAGCAGGAGAAACTGTACACAGTTGAACTTCCCAACCCTAACAACATCGGAACTGAAGTTCACATACTTATGATGAATGGTTTTAAGCAGGTAGTTATCAAAAAAGAGCTAGGTAATGACTGGAAAAAGAAAAAAGGTTTTCAACTAACTGAAGAAGAAATCAAAAAGGATTTTGAGTGGGCTTGGCAGTTTAGAGAAGAAGTAGATTAAGGAGGCGAACAAATGACAACAGCACAAACTTATTTTTATGTTTTTGACCAAAATAATTCTGGAGGTTACTTTGTAATTGATGAAAATGTAACGTCTGAAATCATTATTGAAGCTACAGAAGAGGCAAAGGCATTAGAGCGATTAGAAGAAATTCTAAGCCAAAAACCTGAATATATGGAATACTGTTCTTGTTGTGGTGAGCGTTGGTATCCAGAATACTCTGATGTTTACACACGTTATTGGGTTAGTGATGAGCAGTATGAAGAATTTGAAGAAGTAAGAGATGGGCATGAGGCTATGTTCTATCCTTTGGATGGAGAGCATAGACTTATACCTTGGTCGAGGTATAGTATGTATGAGTATCTTCCTAAAAAGGAGGTAAATGGATGAATGGACCTATCTTAGATATTTTACTTAATCTAATCGTTCTATCTGGACTGATAGGAATGTTGCTCCTTATTTGGGTGCTTATCATCAGTATGGTAGGTTTATTTTTCAAAAATATAGGAGGCAGAAAATGATACCGAAGTTTAGGGCGTGGGATAAAATAAGAAACCGAATATCCGAAGTCGAAAGAATTTATATCGATACGAAAGGAGTCCGCTTACGAGATGAAAATGGCGAATATTGGCGTAGATTTGATGGTGTTATCCTCATGCAATCCACAGGGCTGGTCGATAAAAACGGTAAGGAGATTTTCGAGGGGGATGTTGTCGAGTTTGAGGATGCCGATGACATTGAGAACGTGTACACCAATCGAGGCGTGGTTGAGTGGTGTCAAGGAGGTTTTACCGTAACAAATCGGGCGACAGTATCAATGGACGATTTACTTGATGGAGACAAACTTGAGCTCGAAATCATCGGCAACATCTATGAGAATCCTGAATTGGTGGGGGGTTGAAATGAAAAGTAGTGACTTAGAAAAAGCTCAAAGAATAAAGGAAAGAATTAATGAACTGGATAATTTTTTCGACAATTCCATGCGTTGTTGGAACAAAACGTGGCTAACTAAAGTTTCTAGAAAACTTTTCCAACTAAAGACACAACATGGCCAGAAAAGCGATGAAATATTTTGTGGCGAAAGGCTTTCGATAAGAATACAACGTGAGATATTGAATGAAATAACCTTACTCAGAGAAGAACTAGAACAATTAGGGGTGAGCATAAATGACTAAAAAACTAGGTGTGCTACTGGTCGATGTGCCAGAGCCGAAGCTATTTTGTTATATGTACATAATAGATGTAGGCATTTGTGGGAAGCCTATTTACACAACAAACGAATCGAATGAGTGGGAAGATGTAATAAACGAAGCTTACAAATGTACCCAAGAAGAAGCACAGAAATACCCACAATTCCGTTGGGTAGCGTTGGATGATTTATCTTAAAAATTAAAAATACAAAAGGAGTAGAATATGATTTACAAAATTAATGTTGATGGAAATGAAATTGAATACGGAGCGTTGGTTGAAAAATCAAGCTTTACAGAGAAAGAGTGGTCAGCAATCTATGCAGAGGTTGTAAAGCAAAATCAACCAGTAGTTTATGAGCAGAAAAAAGATGATACTGATTACATCAATGCATTCGGAGCGCTGATTTCACTTGAAGAACGCTATGAAGCCTTGCTGGACTTACTGCCACAGGAGGAATTTTCATATGCTGGAGCCCATCCAAAGTGGGTAGCTGATGCGGTGGAAGAAAGTACCCTTGATAAAGAAACGACAAAGGAAGATGTTGCCTCTTTGCTAGAACAATGTGAAACACTTGAAGATTTGAAAGAGGGGTTGGTTGACTATTTTGAGTTGGAGGAATTAACCTAATCTAAGGCTATCCGACTGTCACAGGTCGGTTGGTCATTCTGCCGAAAATAAATTAAAAAGGAGGACTCCTTTGTAGATTAAAGTCACATTATTGGACCAATGGCAGTAAGGTCAGTCACAAATAAAATAAATAGAAAGTAATTGCAAATGGTATCATAGTCCAACTCCCTATTGTGGTACGGGTGGGGGACGAATATTACAAAATTGGAGGAATAAATCAATGTACGGAAATGAATTTCAAGTAACAAAACGTCAGGCAGCAGCAGGCGCTACAATTATTGGACTTATTATTTTTGCAGTATTTTTTAGATTGACCGCAGTTGTCAAAATTCCAGCAAATACCGTAGGTGTGAAAGTCTCTGCTTTCAATGGAGTACAAGAAAAGACTTTACAGACGGGCTACCATCTGAAAGTCCCATTTGCTGATAAGGTGTATAAGTTACCGACATCAGTTCAGACCAAGACCATGGAAGCTATCACGACACAGACGAAGGATGGTCAGTGGTTGAATACCAATATTGACGTCAAGTACAAGGTCAACAAGGCAGAAGCTATGACTGTATTTACTAACTACACAGACCTAGAAAATGTGAGTAATAGCGTTGTCGCTCCAGCTGTGCAACGGGCCATTGAATCCGTAACTGGCGAGTATGATATTTACGAAGTACTAGGCTCTAAGCGTACAGAAGTTTATGGCAAGATTGACCAGAAACTAAAAGAGCGGTTCGCAGCTGATAACTTGGAGTTTGTGTCTTTCACTATCACAGACCAAGATGCAGGCGATGAAATCGAGAAAGCTATCAAAGATGAATCTGTTAAGCAGAAACAAGTAGATTCAGCTAAGCAGGATCAAGAGAAAGTTAAAATCGAAGCAGAAACTAAGAAAATCCAAGCTCAAGCCGATGCCGATGCAGAGGTTATCAAGGCTCAAGGTCAAGCAAAAGCTAACGCTGAATTGAATAACTCTATTTCTGATAATTTGATTCGAATGAAAGAAGCTGAGGCTCGTTTGGAGCATGGCTGGGTTGAAGTTATCACACAAGGGGATGTGATTACGAATCAAGAATAACACAAAAAAAGGCCAGCGATTGCTGCCCTCATCTATGCCAATTTTCAACTACATTATACCATAGAAATGGAGGAAAGCGATGAAAAGTGTTGAGCCGATACGTGATAAAGACGACATTGAGCGGATGAAGGATTTTATGGAAAGTTGGAATCAAAGGAATTTTCTGCTCTTTGTCTTTGGTTTAAATTCTGGATTGAGAATTAGTGATTTATTAAAGTTAAAGGTTCGGGATGTGTTAGATTCACATGTCGTTATAAAGGAGCAAAAGACTGGTAAACAGAGGAAATTTATTATTAACAATTATTTAAGAAGACAAATTGACAAATATATCAAAGCTAAAGGTTTAAAACCATATGACTATCTTTTTGAAAGTAACAAGAGAGATAGTAACGGTAAGAAAAGGCCAATTGGCAGGGAACAAGCTTGGAAAATACTTAATAAATGCGCAAAGGCTTGTGGTTTAAAAAGGATTGGTACTCATTCGTTAAGAAAAACTTTTGGTTATCATATGTACAAGAAAGACCATAATGTAGCACTATTGATGGAAATATTTAATCATGCATCACCAGATATCACATTACGATATATTTGTATTACCCAGGATGAAACAGATGAGGCAATGTTTGGATTTAGCATTTAATTTTTTTAAAAAAAGCTATAAAAAGAAACATATTGAAAAAATGTTGCATTGTATTTTGACAAAATAACATTGAAGCCTTGCAGAATATAGCGATTGGGCCTATTTATCAAAAGGAAACAGAATATAAGATATGTTGCTTTTTTGGGGGTGGATTTTTGAAATAGTTGGATGGGACTAATTACTGTCGAAAAAACAAAATTTCTAGGAGGGCTTGATGAACATTGAACAAAGACTAAAGAAGCTGAAACGTTTTGAAATACTTGTACGCTCTAAACAACGTGAGCGAAATGTGCTAGGCAGCATGATTTCGCAATTTAGCGATGAGATGACCGAAAAGGCAAAGAATCGTTGCAGAGCCATTGACGACGAAATTAGCTGGCTATACGACGAGCGGGAGCAATTAGTCCATGCTATTGAGCATTTGGATGATCCCGTTGAGTCAATTGTGTTACGACTGTACTATGTAGACGATAAGCCTTGGAACGTGATTGTATACGAGATGAACTGTAGTATCAGAACATTGCAGAACATTAAGCGCTCGGCAATCCGAAATCTTAGTAAAAAAATAAACCAAGTCGAATGACTTGGTTTATTTGATGCGATAATGATGAGTATGATTGTGATTAGTTTTAGTTACCTCACTTTCTTAAATTATTTCTAAGGGATGTTGAACGCTGTCAAAATTGGAATAATCAGCCAACTCCCAAGCGGTATTGTAGATGATTTTGTCTGTTTTCTGTTTAGTTGTATTTTGTTATATCTTCGTAAAATTGATTCTCAAGGGTCATGATTCTTTGAGATAACTTAGCGGAGTCAACCTCAAATAGTTCAACATCGCAGTTGCCGAAGTGAAGAACTTTCGGGATTTCTTCACTTCCTTTGCAACGTTTTTTGATGGCTCTGGCTGTATCTGCATCAGATAGGATGCAGTAGTTTTCTTGTTTATGGTTGATATACAATCCTGATAATTGTCTCATGTTACTAACTCCTTTTTTTGATAAATTGAGCCGCCGTTTAGACGGCTCTGGATTAATGTGCTTCAAGTGTTGCTAATGCCATCATTCTCCATTGTGCATAAGTGACAATTGAGCGTCTGAAGAATTTTACACTACCAAATGATATGTAGTCTTGAATAACAGGTTCGTTTGCTTCGGCTTTGGTTAATCTTACAAATACCTCCCCATCGTTGTCTTTGTAAACGTCTAGCTTGATTCTATATCCGCTTTTTATTGCGTCGATATAGGTGGCTAGCTCTTTATCATCCCAAATATTTTGCTCAAAGAATAGTTTGTCATTTTGTGTTAATAGTTTATAGTTCGCCATGATATTTTCCTCTTTTTGTTTTTTGATAAATTGAGCCGCCGTTTAGACGGCTCTGGATTTGTCTATTCTGTCACCGTTTCAAACTACAAAATAATTGCTTGTGCTAACTTGCGGTTTATATATCCGACTTTTTGCCAAATGTCGCCAACAACAAAGCCATAACAGTCTCGTTTGATATCGCTGTAAGATACCTTGGCAAATATTTCAGTCTCATTTGTTTTTTGATTCCACGCAACGCGATAGCCTTGCGAGATTAATTCTTTGATTAATTTATTGTTTGCTTTAATGTTTTCTAGATTTGTCATGTTGTACCTTCTTTCTATGTTAGTGTTGGCTTCTGTAAGGGTTGTTCATTTCGTCTTCTGCTTGTTTATACATTCCTTCCGCGAATCGGTCTGCAATACGACATGATGCGCTGGAGTAGCTGTTTAAAGTGATGCAGTATTCTGAACCGTCTTTCATGTAGCATTGAGTTTTTTTATTTTTTAAAATAGTCCCCTTGTCGTATCCGTTTAACTTTTCGATTGTTATAGTTTTGGCTGTTACTTTGATGACTTTATAAAAATCGTAGTTGGTTTGGTCATATCCCCATGTTGAGCAAAGCACATCACCAACTAGGGCGCCGTGTTGATTGATACTTGTTTCAACTTTGATTTTTGTTTTTGCTGGTTTCAAGCTCGCTTGACGTTTTGCATTAAAGGCTTTAATGCGTTCGTTCATTGCTTTTAGTTCTGGTGTTAAGTTTGTCATGATATGTACCTTCTTTCTTTTTTTGAGGTACTAAAAAAGTACCTGATGGGGTTTACTAATCAGGTACTTCATGATATACTATGTATACCTTGCTAGTACCTTGGTATTAGTATGGGGACGGGACTTGGTACGGTTCGAGGGTCGAAGTTTGAGCCGTTCAAGTCTTTTTTTATTTTTCTATTTTCGAAACTATCCAATCCGCTATGGTCATACCGTTATTATGTGCCGATTGTTTTATTTGGTTTCTTTCTTCCTCTGTTACTCGTATATTTAGTAACTTGTTTCTTTCTCTGCCTGTTGGCGGTCGTCCTCTTGGGCGTTTCGGTTCTTGCATTTTTCTGCTCCTTATGTTATACTTATGCCAAGGGTAGAGGCTGAGAGTTTTCTCAACCTCTGAGGAATTAGAAGAAGAGTTTAATTAGCTCTAGAACAATAATGATTAAGTTAATAATTCCCGTTATTAGCTGGATCAGTTCTAAGCTGTTGAACTCTTTTTCTTTTTTCTTACGCCTATGCATAAGTTTCCTCACCCCCTTTCTACCCATGGCATCGCTCAGGGGGATTTGTTTTGTAAGCTCCTGAACTAGCTTACGAGTTTATTATACGGCATAGCCGTTTAATTGTCAAGCATTTTTATAAAAAAATTTTAAAAATTTTTTCAAATCGCTCAGAAACCGCATAAGGTCAGGGATTTTGTTGTATATCATGTGTACCTGTTTAGTTGTCAAAGGGCTTTATCAGGTACGCAAAAAGCGTACTTGACTAGACCAAGCACGCATGATACAATATTAGTATCTTACATGCTTCGGTGTGTGAGTTGTTCAGTCTAGTTTGTGCAAAGTTTGGCGATGGAGCACTTGCTAGACTTTTTTATTTACTGCATTTAGTAATATATCTGTTAGAGATATGCCTTTTTCTTTTGCGTATCCTTTAATAGTTTCACGTTCCTGTTCCGTGACTGCAATGGTTATATTTTTATTTCTAACCTTTCCAGTTGCAGGTCGTCCTCTTGGTCGTTTCTTTTCTTGCATTGGTTTACCTCTTATGATATAATATTTACAAGGATAGCAAGCGGAAGAAGTTCCGCCTGCTTTGTGAGGTTTAGAGATGTTTTATTATCTCCAAAATGATTTGAGCAACGATTTGAAAGAATCTAGCTATTGCAGTAGCAAGTTCAATCAGTTTGAGATGGTCAACATCTCTTTTCTTTTGCCTTTTCAAGAGCCTCACCCCCTTTCCTTGTATGATAAGGGGCGAAAGTTGTTTGATTAACTTTCTGACACTATTCTAGCATGTGCTTAAAATCATGTCAAGCGTTTTTGTGCAATTTTTTTAAAAATTTTTTCGAATCGCTCAGAAACCGCATAAAATCAAGGGTTTACCTCAATAAATTTTTTTGAAAATATCAAACTTTTGCGCAAATTTACCAAATTTGCGCTTTTTTTGCGTTCTAATAGTAGCAAGATGAAATCAAATCCATTTTATAAAACATACAAATGGCAACAGAAAAGACTTGAAGCGCTAAAACGAGACAAGTATAGATGTGTCTGGTGCTACGAAGCTGGCAAGCTGACGACAAGACGCTTAGAGGTTGACCACATCGAGGAATTAGATAAGCGACCAGATTTAGCGCTAGACCTGACAAACCTTAGAACCTTGTGTAAAGACTGTCATAATAAGCGCCACAATCGGTTCAAATCAAGTAAAAAGCAATGGAATGATGAGCGATTTGAATGGTAAATTGACATAGTTGTAAACGTTAACGCGAAACGTTCGGAAATTCCATACGCAAACACCCCCCCGGTCGAAAAAAAGTGACGATTTTACCCAAGCTCCCAGACCGGCGGCCAGTTTTCTGACCAAAAATTGGGATATGCGTGCGTAATTAGGGGAGGGGGGTAAATAACGAAAAAGGAGTTGACTAATGAAAATTGGCGAATTAAAAAATGAGCTTATGCGTCTCATAAATATGGATAGTCAAATTGAAGTTGAAAAGGTTGAGCGCTATCTGAATTTGGTCAAAATTTACAAAGAATTAGACAAGACTTTGAAAAAAGATGGCTACATGATTGTAGTGAGAAATGGAGCTCAAAGTTTTCTAAAAGCAAACTCTGCTATTGGGGAAAAAGTCAAGATTAATCAGGCTTTGATAAAGCTCGGTGAGTTTTTTGACAAGAAGCAAGAGGAACGAGATGCGGCCTCAAAAAATACAAATTTTGCTGATCCGAATGAGTTCTTGTAGGTGGTGATGGCATGTGATTAAGTATGTGCGAGATTACATAGATGAATATGAGTCAGGGAAGATTTTATTCAACCAAGAACGTGTCGATTTAGTTGCTTATATTTATCGTGAAATCGTTCCGAGGTTAGACAAAAAAGAGGCTTATTTTGATGAAAAAATGATAGAAAATTGTATCAAATTCATCGAAAAATGGTTCTTTAAGCTCGAAAATTTTCAAAAATTTATCATTTCTTTTGTATTTTTAAGGTACTCAGCCAATGATAGGAATGTTTATAAAACTATCTTGATTATGATGGGGCGTGGTGGTGGTAAGAATGGTCTGGTCTCTGGGATTATTGCTTTTCTGCTCAGCCCTTTTCATGGGATTAAAAATTATAATGTTTCTCTGGTTGCGAACTCGGAAGACCAGGCGAAGACGAGTTTCGAAGAGATTTACAATACTATTGAGTCAAATCCTAAGTTAAAAGAAATTTATTACAATACAAAGTCTGAAATCAAGTCTCTTCATACCAATAGTGTCATGCGGTTTCGTACTTCGAATGGTAATACCAAGGATGGTTTGCGTGATGGTATGGTGGTGTTTGATGAGATTCATCAATATGAGTCCAATAAGGATGTTCGTGTTCACAAGTCGGGTCTTGGTAAGGTTAAAAATTCTCGCGAGTTCTACATTGGTACGGATGGGTATGTTCGTGAGGGGTTCATCGATAGCATGAAGGAGAAGGCGAAGAAGGTTCTGAGCGGTGAAGCTCGCTGGAACTCGATGTTTGTCTTTATTTGTAAGATTGATGAAGAGAAAGAGGTGGATGATAAGGAGAAGTGGCAAAAGGCTAATCCTATGTTCCATCGTCCGATGAGCGAGTATGCTGAAGAGTTGTTTGATGTGGTCTGTGAGCAGTATGATGAGATGATTGAGGATCCGTCAAACCGTGAGGAGTTCATGACGAAGAGGATGGATTTTCCTGTCATGGATACTGAGCGTAGTGTGGCGACTCATGAGGAATTGGTGGCGACTAAGCGTGATTTCCCTGATTTGAGGGATGAAATTTGTATCGGTGGCTTGGACTATGCTGCTGTTCGTGACTTTGCTGCTGTCGGGTTGTTGTTCAAGGTCGGTGATGACTATGTGTGGTTGTGTCATTCGTTTGTTCGGAAGGAGTTTGTTGATACTTATTATGGGTATTCTCGTCCGAAAGATTCTGTTAATGGGAAGCGTCAGTTTGCTCCGATTAAGAAATGGGAAGATGAGGGTTTATTAACGGTTATTGATGAACCGACTATTAATCCTAGGTATGTGGTTGATTGGTTCGTGCGGATGAGGGATGAATATGGCTATGACTTACAACGGATTGTGGCTGATAACTATAAAATGGATCTTCTGAAGCCTTTCTTTGAGAAAGAGGGGTTTGAGGTTCAGTTTAAGGGGGAATTTGAAGCTCCAGCTGGTTATCAGGTCGAAGTTTTACGGAATCCGAAGGCTAGTGATAGTTTGGTTGCTCCTAAAATTGAGACGGCTTTTGCTCGGCATAATGTTATCTTTGGTAAGAATGATATGATGCGGTGGTATACGAATAATGTACTTAGGAAGTTAAAGCCTGATGGTAATGTTGTCTATGATAAGAAGGAGGATACGAGGCGTAAGACGGATGGTTTTAAGGCGTTTCAGTATGCTATGTGGCGTTCTGGCCAGCTTGATATTGAGGTTGATTTGGAATTTTATGATGACGTAATGGAATGGTATTGAGATGGATTGACTCATGTGTGGAATTTTTTAAATAGCAGAAAGCGAGGAATCTTATGAATAAACGCATGAAGAAGAAATACAAGCCTATCAAAGAGTTATGGGATTGTTTGGAATGGTTCGGCTTTAGGTTGAATAGGCATAGTGCTAGGTTGGACGGCATTGATAATCGTTTGGATAATCTGGAAGGTATTCATTCAGTCAACGTACAGGCAATCAACCAGAAGTTCAAGGAATACGATAAACAGATTGAAAGTCTGGAACGTGAAATCAAGCGTCTTAAAAAGCCGTTTTGGAAACGTTGAGGAGGTGATCACTCATCTTGACTGGTAGGAAAGACTACTTAAAACCGTGTCAATGGGGCACGGTTATTTTTTTTGCTTTTTTAAAAGTTTTGCGCGTTTTTACCATTTTTGCACTTTTTGTTTGAGAAGATATAGTCGTTTAAGGGTATCGGGAAGAGATATTTGTTATTTTTGCGTCAATATTTTTTGATGAACACTTGCTTAATATGCAGGTTCGATTCCTGCTGTTCCCGTTTTTAGGCCTTTGGTGTAGTGGTAACATGGCAAGTTCCAACCTTGTTGTCGTGGGTGCGATTCCTACAAGGTCTGTAAATTTGTGGTGCTGAGAGGAGCATTCTGAGCGCATTTTAGCAATCAGAATGAACAATCACACACGAAATTCTCTCAGAAAGGGGGATTGGTTTGGGTATTTTAGATGCATTTAAGTTCAAATTTAATAAGTCACCTACGTTATCGGATTCTTTTGAGAATGATAGTTATGCGAATGAGCTGAGTAAGAATTTGGCTTTGAAGGCTAGTGCTTTAAATAAGGTTTCCAATTATATTGCGAGGTCGTTTTCTAAGGCGAAGTTTGTTATCAAGGGTGAGCTTGATAGTAATAAGAAGTCTTGGTTGTTTTGTTTGAATGTTCAGCCTAATCCTAATCAGTCTAGTTCAGTTTTTTTAGGCGAGATTGCTAAAAAGCTGATTGCTGATGGGGAGGTTCTTATTGTTTCTTACCAGGAGTCTCTTTATATTGCGGATAGTTTTTCGAAAAAAGAGGCTAGGTTGACTGGGAATGTTTATTCGGTTGATTCTTTACAGGGAATTACTATTGATAAGGCGTTTGCTAGTGATGATGTGATTTATCTTCAAAGTGAGAATGAGAATTTGAATAAATACTCAGAACAGCTTTGGGCTGATTATGGTGAGTTGCTTGGTCGGTTGATTAATCGTCAGAAAACGGCTAATCAGATTCGGTTTACTTTGGGGCTTCCGAAGGACAGGGTGCGTGAAAAGGCGCAAGAAGGTGCTGATGGTGGTGCAAAGGATGAGTCACGTAATCAACGCTTTTTTGAGCGTGTTGTGGAACGTATCAAGAATGATTCTGTTGTGCCTATTCCTTTGAATAAGGATGGTACTTACAATGAGTTTTCTAATCGTTATTCTTCAAAGGCTTCTTTTGTTGAGGATATTAAGCAAGTTAAGAACCAGTATGTGGATGAATTGTGTGAAATTCTTGGTATTCCTAGTGCATTGATCCATGGTGAGTTGGCGGATAATCAAAAGAATCATGAGCAGTTGATTGAGGTGGTTATTGAGCCTATGATGCGGAAGTTGCTGGATGGGTTGCAAGTGGCCATTTTCACGCAAGAGGAGTATTTGGACGGTCAGACTATTAAGGCTACGGGCTTAATGAGAAAGGATTTGTTCGATATTGCGTCTAGTGGGGATAAGTTAATCGCTGCTGGTTTAGCTATGGCAGATGAGATTCGGGAGGAAATTGGTCTTGGTCCGCTCCCTAACGGGCTTGGGCAACGTCTCTATATAACGAAGAATTATCTGGAACTTAGGGAGGAAGGAGGTACTAAGGATGAAAATAGTACAAATCAAGGGACCAATCATTCCGAACAATCATAAGGATTTTTATGATGAGTGGGGGATGGAATCAACTGCTCCGAAAGATATTGTTTTGCCGGACAATGGCGAAGATATTGAGATTCATATTAATTCTGGTGGTGGGTCTGTGTTTGCTGGTAGTGAGATTTTTACTGCTTTGAAGTCTTATTCGGGGAAAAAGGTTGTCAAGGTTGTTGGGCTTGCTGCTAGTGCGGCTTCTGTTATTGCGATGGCTGGGGATGTGGTTGAGATGAGTCCTACTGCTCAGATGATGATTCACAATGTGTCTAGTTGGGCTAGTGGGGATCATACTGTAATGCGTAAAGAGGCTGATGTCATTGAAGCGATGAATCAATCTATCGCAAATGCATATATTATCAAATCTGGCAAATCTATGGATGAACTTCTGGATTTAATGGGTGATACTACTTGGTTCACGGCACAGAAGGCTGTCAGTTTTGGTTTGGCTGATTCGGTGATGTTTCAGGATGAATTACCTGAATTAGTAGCTTCAGAATCAACATATATTCCAGAAGGTGTTGTAAATAGTTTTTATTCGATGAAGAAGCTATGCGAGTCACAAGACAAGCTTATCAATTCTGTATTGGAACGGCTGGATAAGGTTGAGGCAGAAAACAAGGAGCGTAAGGAACAGCCTGTGGCTCATGCTGAAATCGTAGTTGATGCCAATCAGATTGAAGATGCTGTTAAGAAAGTCATTGGGGCGGTAAAAGAAAATGAGGCGGTTTCGCCTTTTGCAAAATTTGTTTTTTAGGAGAAAAAATATGGTTATTAATTTAAAGGAATTACCTAAGTATCGAGATGCGATTGCTGAGTTGAGTAAGGAGATCTCTGCTGGGGCTAGTGCTGAACGTCAAGAGGAGTTGTTTTCGAATGCGTTCAATATCTTAGCTGATGAGTTGCGTGTGAAAAATGAGTCAGAATTGAATCGTTTGTTTGAGTTGAAGGAGCAAAATGCGACTGTCACTGGCGATGAGATGGCGTTCTTTAATGAGATTGCTGATAATCCTGGTGTTAAGGATCCTCGGATTATTCCAGAGACTTTGATGATTCGAGTATTCGAGGATTTGAAGTCTGAGCATCCGTTGCTTTCTATTATCAAATTTAAAAATACTGGAGCTCGTTTGAAAGCTTTGGTTGCGGAAGCTAGTGGTGTTGCTCAATGGGGTCCTTTGTATGGCGATATTAAAGGTCAATTGCTTCAAAAATTTGATGAAGTTGATTTCGGTATGAACAAACTGACTGCTTATGTGGTTATTCCAAAGGATGCTTTGAAATTCAGCTATTCTTGGTTGAAAAGTTTCATCATTGAGCAAATCAAAGAGGCTATTTCAGTTGCATTGGAATTGGCTTTGGTAAAAGGTACTGGTGAGAATCAGCCAGTCGGTTTGATTAAGGATTTGTCTAAGCCGTCTGCGAGTGGGAAGTTGGTTACTTATCCGACAGATAAGGAGGCGTTGAAATCAATTGCTACAATCACTCCGGAATCGGCTAAGAAAGATTTGGCTCCCGTGATGCAATTCTTGTCTTGTGAGAAACGTGAAGGGAAGCCTGATAAGTTTCATAAGGTTGATGGTAAGGTTTGTCTTTTGGTTAATCCTTCTGATCGTTGGTCCTTGGAAGCTCAGTTAACAGGCCTTACTGCAGGGCTTGATCTTAAAGTTGTGATGCCGTTTGGTATCAAATTGGTTGAGTCTGTTGCGATTGATTCTGGTAAGGCGATTGCATTTGTTCCTGATCGTTACGATGCTTTTATGGCTTCTAGTGCGACGATTGAGGAGTTTGATCAGACTTTTGCTATTGAAGATTTGCAGTTGTACACTACAAAATCTCACTATTATGGTAAGGCCCGCGACAATCATGCTGCTGCTCTCTTAACGCTTGTTGGGGGATAGGAGGTAACTCATGAAATTACGTGTTTTGAGTCCGTTTGAGGATTTTGAAGCAAATCTTGTTCGTCAAGTGGGGGATGTGTTTGAGGTGTCAAAGGAGCGGTTTGCTTCTTTGTCATCTCGGGTTCCTCCGGATTTTTATGAGGTAGTTAAGTCTTCAAAAACGAAGGATAAGGAGGAGTAGTGATGAAAAAAGCTGCTGAATATGCTGCTAGTAAACTTGAAAACTTTAAAGAGAGGATGCGAATCACTCATAAGAACGAAGATGACAAACTTACTAGAATGCTGACTTCCAGCGCTTTGGCTATTGCTACTTTGGTTGGAGCTAGTAGTTTTGACGATACGATAGAAGAACTAGTTTTGGAAAGGGCTATGTACCTATATCATGATTCGTTAGATGAATTTCAAAAGAATTATAGTGATGAAATTGAAATTCTATATCTTCGTAACATGATAATTGCAAATGAGGGAAGTGACGATGCTACGGAATAGAAAATTTAAGCGTGAGACTACCCATAACGGCACGCTTAGAACCTTAGTTACGTTTAAACGGATGAAGGTTTCTGATGACTTCTATGAATCTAACACAGAGACTTGCGAGAGTTTTTCTGCGTGGGGAGAAGTTCATGATGTCACTTTTCAAGATTTAGAGAGCTTGAAGAGGCGATTTTCTAAAAACGCCCTTGCTCTTGAATCTATCAAGTCTAAAGCAATAAAAGCCTATGCGACAGTTAAAATTAGAGACCCATTGGAGGATTTTCAGCCTAAAAATTCGGACAAAGTTGTTATTCACGATGAACGTTTTAGCGGCAAGGAATGGGATGTCATCGATGTCCAACCAGACCTCTACAACCGTATGTATTTGGTGATATTTTTGGTGGGTAGTTGATTATGAGTGATTATCAATTAACTGGTATGGAACAGATTCTAAATGCGTTAGAAGCTCGTTTGGGCGAGGCGAATATGAGGCGTGTGACGAGTAAGGCGTTGCGTGCGATTGCTAAGGACCATGTAGCTCCTGAAGTTGAGGCTATGGCTAGGTCTTTTGTTGATAAGGGAAATACTGTTCGCCAGATTGCCGTTGGGAATGTGTCTTTTGCTGATTATAACATCCCGAAAATTAAGGTTGGTTGGAAGCGTTCGGACCCTGGGGATAGTCCTCGGTGGAATATTGAACACTTGAATGAGATGGGATTTACCAGGAATGGGAAATTCTATCGGCCGAGAGGGTTCGGTAAGTTACAGGAAGTCATTGATGAATTTGGCGAACAATATCCTAGGTTGGCTAGAGAGGAGTTAAAGGAGTTGGTTGAATGAGCGATATGATGAAACGCATCGGAGATTTGTTAAAACAACAACCTGAATTGGTTGATGTTGCTGTCAAACCATACTATCGTCCAGAATCTCTAGATGCAAACAAACCAAGTCTAGCCATTGTTCCAATGGCTCCTCCAAAACAAGCTAGTTTTGGGAGTGACAGAGCTCTTCAGAAAGAGTTGACCTATCAGATGAATATTGAGGCGAGTAGCAAATCAAAGGTAACAGAGATAGCTTTAGCTGTCGAAAGGGTCTTAAATGAACTAGGTTTTGTTCAATTAAATGGTGGTCTTGATGAGTATTTTATCGAGACAAAAAGGTATGTTGATGCAAGGCGTTATCGAGGACGATCGCCCTTGTACGACGTTGATTATTAGAAGGAGAAAAATTATATGACAATGATTGGTTTTGAATCAATTGAGATTCGGGTACTAGATGAAGGGGAACCTGTCAAAGATACGAATGTTTTTGTGCTAGATGGTACCCAAGATAAAGGTGCGACGAAGAAGGCTGATATTACTGGATTGACCAGTGAGATTATCAAAACATTTGGTTCTAACTCGGTGTATCACACTAATGCAAAGGGTGTAGGAGATATTTCTGTGGGGCTTGAATTGGTAGATATTCCATTCAAGGTGCAGAACGAGATTCTTGGTCGTAAAAAGGTTGATGGTCTGACATCAATTGGTGTGGATACAGAGGCGCCACTATGCTCATTGGTTATTTGGTCACATGATGGAAAGGGACAAAAAATTGGCATCGGTTTCTACAAAGGTCGTTTCTCTATGGAGGCTATTGGTGTGGAATCTAAGGAAAAAGATAATAAAGAGTTGCCTACAGAGAAATTGACCTTCGTGCCTATGGCTAGTGATGATAACAAAACAAAAGGGACCTATGTGTCATTCGCTACAACTGACGAAGAAGTTACTAAGCTACGTCAAAACCTTAAAATCGCTGCTTAATTTCAGGGGGCGGGGAATCCCCGTCTCCTATTTTATTGAAAGGAAAACGATATGGCAAAACTTGAATTAACATTACATGGTGAGAACGGCTATGAAAAAGTGATTAGGGAGAACCATGTTTCTGGCCAGAAGTTGCTGGATTATCTGAAAATGCTTGAAGAATTTGAGAAGAAATCTGGCAAGATGACTGCTTATGATTTTATCACTAGGAAAGTGGAATTCTTAGCTAGTTTGTTCACTACAGAAGTGGTTAGTCCTGAGGATATTCTGAAAGGTGTTCCGTCTTGGGATTTGGTTCGGACTGTTGACGATTTGCTGGATAAGGCGATGGGAGCAAAGGGTGATGACCCAAAGCTAGAAAGCTCTCTCTCAAAGAAACTAGAGACAGATACCTAACGTTTGTTAGAGACTTGGTGGCTAGTCAGTCGGGCTTTTCTCTAAGCGATGTTTTGGAGGCTGATTTTGAAACTCTTTTGTCTATTTTATCAGCCAAGACGGAAGAAAAAGAAGAAGTCATGAGCATGGAAATGTTTATGAATCAATGTTCGATCAAATAGGAGGATAGAATGGCGGGTAATGGTGCTCCATTAGGACAAATGGTCATTGAGTTGAATTTGGATGCTACGAAAATGGGCGACTCTATGACTCGTGTAAAAAATCAGCTCAAGAATTTTGAAAAGCAAGTGAGGGCTCAAAAAGGTCTTTCTGATTATTACAAAACGGGGAGTGATGCTGCAAAGGCTCTTGAAAAGCAAAAAGAGGCATTGACCAAATCTATTGAAGCACAAAGGCAAGTGCTATCACGCTTAAATAAAGAGTATCAGACAGAATCTAAAGCAAACGGCGAGATGTCGAAAAAGGCCCAGCAATTAGCAGGGCGTATAGAAGACGGAAACACGAAGTTAGCCAGGTATGCTATCCAGTTGAGAGAAGTATCGAAAGAAGCCTATTTGGCAACTAGCAAACTCAATATTTTTGGGGATAAGCTTGCTGTTATTAGTAAGGGGGCTCAGAATTGGGAGAACGGGCTAAAAACTGTGTCTCAGCGGACACAAGCGCTTTCTCTGGCTATTTTTGGGGGTATGACACTCTCTGCCAAGGCAGCTATGGATTTCGAATCTGCATTTGCTGGTGTGAAGAAGACGGTGGAGGAGACTCGGGATTGGTCGTATGATCGTTTGTCCAATGAGATTCGGAAGATGAGTCAGGAGCTTCCTGCTTCGGCTGTTGAGATTTCGAAGGTTGCGGAGGCTGCTGGTCAGTTAGGGATTAAGACTGAGGATATTATCAGCTTTACTCGTGTCATGATAGATATGGGTGAGTCTACGAATATGTCTGCTGAAGAGGCGGCGGTCGCTCTAGCAAAATTTAAAAATATCACTGGTATGCCGACTGAGGATTTCAAGAAGCTGGGAAATGTGATTGTTCAGCTTGGTAACAATATGGCTACGACTGAGCAGGATATTGTTGATATGGGTCTTCGTTTGGCATCGTCTGGTAAGCTGGCAGGTTTGACAGAGGCGCAGATCATGGCGTTGGCTGCTACTTTGTCTTCTGTTGGTATGGAGGCTGAGGCTGGTGGCTCTGCTATGAGCCGTGTCATGCAGAAAATGAATACGGCTGTCGCTGAGGGCGAGGAGGCTCTTGATAAATTTGCTGCTGTTGCTGGGATGTCTGCCGAGGAGTTTGCTGCTAAGTGGAAGGCTGAACCTCAAAATGCAATTGTGGATTTCTTAAATGGTCTTCGTCGCATCAAAGAAGAAGGTGGAGATGTTACGCAAACCTTGAAGAATATGAAGATTAGCAATATCCGTGATATTGATAGTTTGCAACGTCTTGCTGGTGCTGGGGAACTGCTCGCTAAAACTCTTGGTATGGCAAATAAAGAGTGGGCAAGCGGGAACGCTTTACAAACGGAGGCACAGAAACGTTACGAGACAACCGAGAGTAAATTGAAGATGGCTCGTAATAAGTTGAACGATATTGCTATTACATTGGGTGGTCCTTTGTTGGATGCATTTCTGGATGTTTTAGATGCTTCTGAACCGTTGATTGATGATATTGCAAGCTTGGCAAAAGGATTCGCTGAACTGGATAAGGGAACTCAGCGTAATATCATCAACATGGCTTTGATGGTTGGCGCAATTTCGCCAGTTTCAAAAATTTTAGGTACTACTTTTGGAACTATAGGAGATTTGACTGGAGGTATTGCAAATCTAAGTAAGTGGTTGGCTAATATTGGTGCTGAAAGGGCTGGTAAAAAAGCTATTGAAGCGATTGGAGCAACTGCTGGAGCCTCTGCCTCTAGTGTTGGAGGTTTATCAAGTGCCGTTAGTTTGCTTGGAAATCCAATAACGTGGGGAGTTATTCTCGGAGGTGCTGCACTTGTTGGGCTAACCTACCTTACTGCAGAATTAGGAAAGGCATATCAACGGACACAGGAATGGGGAACTGAGGTTGATAAGGTTCAGGCAGAACAATTGTCTGAGTTTAAGGATAAGGTCGATGAGTCTACGAGAGCGATTAGTCTTTTTGGTGAAAATGGTAAGAAGGATGTCGAGAGTGTCAAGCAGGCTTTTCAGGATTTGGTTGATGAAATCAATGGTTTGACGGATGAAAAGTTAGCGAAGGACCTTGAAATCGCTGAGAAACTTGGGCTGAGTGATGAGGTTGTTGCCTCGTTGAAAAAGAATGCAGAGGATACAAAAGTTTACACGCAACGGTTGAGCGATGAAGTGCTGGCTATCTATCAACGTCATAAAGAGAATCATACTCAGCTAACAGAAGAGGAGAAGCAACTTGTTCTGGAGAAGCAAACTGAGTTGATTAATAAACAGTTGGAGTTGATGGAATTTTCGAGTGAGGAGCGACTTGCTATCCAAAAAGCTATGAATGGGCAATTGGATGACTTAAATAAAACTCAGATTAAACAGGCAGTTAACACCACTAAAAAATGGTTTGATGATGAGAAAGCTGCTTACGAGGAGCGTCGTGCTAACTTAATTGATATTCGAAATAAAATCAAGGGTGATTCGGAAGAAGAGGTGGCGGCTCGTGAGGAAATCAATCGGCAATTAGAAGTGATGGAGGCTGACCATTTTGCCACCTTGGAGGCTTATAGGAGTAAGTACCTTGTTTCTTCGAAGGCTCTGTACGACAGGGAAAAAGAGTCGATGAAAGGGAACGAGAGTGGTCTTGCTGCACTTGAACAAAGTTATCGAACGCTTCTGGATGAGATGGGGATTTCTTGGGAAGAGTTTGTTAATACATCAACTGCAAGCACTGCCAAGGTGGTGGGAGATTATCAGTATCTTGGTCAGACGATTGAGGGGATGAGTCAAGAGGCGATTGATGCGAACTCTCGTTGGAGAGGGCTCATTTGGGATGAGAAGCAAGCAAAATTGAAATCCAATGTTGAGGAAGAGTTGGTCAAGGCGACTCAATCTGAAGCTGGGTGGAATAATCTGCAATTTATCTTGAAGCATGCCACTATCAATAGCAATGCTCGGGAGATGATTGTGGAGGCTATTGAGAAGACTGACATATGGAATGCTTTAACTGTCAATGAGAAGAATTTAATCATCAACGGGAATCAGGCGATGATTGAGATTGCGACGAGTCAGGATTTGCTCAATCAGTGGAATGCTTTGACTCCAGCTCAGAAGCAGTTGTTAGCTGAGAACTTGACATCAAATCCTGTCATTGATGCTCAGTGGGCCATTAATAATGTAAAACAAGATAAGCCGGTTGAAATCAAAGCCAGTGACCTGACTGGTGGTATTGTGAAGCAAGCTACACAAAGTATCAACTCTGTTCCAAATAGAGAGTTAACAATTAAGGCTTGGGATAATGCTTCTGGAGTAGCAGCTTCTATAAAGAGTCAAATAGATGCTATTCCAAACGAAAAGATTATCTATATAAAAGCTTCGCAAAGAGGGCTCGCTTCGGCTGCTGGAATGTATGCGATTGGTACAAACTTCCACCCTGGTGGTTTGGCTTTGGTCAATGACCAAATAGGACCTATGTATAAGGAGTTAATCACGCTTCCTAGTGGTGAGAGCTTTATTCCTAGTGGTCGTAATGTTCTTTTGGACTTGCCTAGAGGTTCGAAGGTTTTGAAGGCTAGTAGTACAGAGCGATTGATGGGACGTCTAGGGATTCCCAACTATGCGGAGGGTATTGGTTTTCCAGAAGATGCTAGTTTATTTAAAGGATTGGAGCGTTTTAATGCTTCGAATAATTCTGGTACAACCATCCATATCGATAATAGCAATGTTGTTGGTGTGCTTAGAGAAATTTTAACATTCCTGACTATGGCTGATTTTACGATTAAACCTGCTGATGTTTATTTGGATAAGGCAAAGGTTGGTCAAATGGTTATGGAATTTCAGGATGATAGGAATTGGATTGAAAGTGCGATGAGAGGAGTAAGGCGATGAGTATCGTAACAATGACATTTAATGAGCATGATTTTTCGGATTTGATTGTTATCCACGATATTCGTCGTGATATTGGAAATGAAACTTCATTGACTTTAACGGATGGACCAAAGATTGGGGCGATTGTTACTGATAAAACAATTAATCCAAAATATATTGAAGTGGATTTCTCTATATGGGCAGAGGATAGAAATACCTTGAAGCGTAAACTTGCAAAGTATTTTGAAACGGATTCAGAAGCGAAGTTATTGTTTTCCGATGAGCCAAATGTTTACTACTTGGCAAGAAAGACAGGGAAAATTCCCACTAGAGAGGGAAGGGGATATTGGTCGACTGGGACGGTGACATTTTTGATTCCTGATGGGGTCGCTCATTCGACAACGTATCGGCGATTTGATAATCCCACTGTAAAATCAGATCGTTTGGTATTCCGTTTAAAAAACGATGGAACTACGGATGCCTTTCCGATTATTACTGTAAAACACAATTCTGAGAATGGTTATCTTGCTGCAGTAAATGCTAAGGGTGCTACAGCTATTGGAAATAGAGAGGAAGCCGACACTGTATCTGTTAAGCAGTCTGAGATGCTACTGGACTTTAGAGATTCAAAAATTGGCAATGCTTTAACTTCTGGCACTCCTAACATTGGAATCATGAATGACCAAAACGCAAATCCTGTATTCAGCGGCAATATTCGTAAGGTTAATGTTTGGGGGCGCGACCATCTTGAATTAAACGGTCGTGGTTTTAGTTCTCTTACCTGGGATATTCCAAACGATAGTGCTGGTGGCGTTGGGTCTCTCAATGATTACTTGTGGTGGAGACAAATTTTTTGGCTTGGTGCTACAAATCAGTACGGAGCTATGAAAATTACGGTATCGGATAGCAACGGTCAATTTTTATACGGTGTAGAAACATTTAAGAGAAGCAATGGGCTTGATTGTGAATATAATTTTATGGCTACCGATGGAAAAGGTGGTTACAACATGATTAAGCAATGGCGATTTACAGGCACTCATTGGGATTATCACAATCCTTTTAATGAACCTCGTGGCTGGTCTGATTTAAAGAGAAATGATGATAGGGTAACGGTCTATTGGTTTGGCACCTATAATGAGTTCTACATTCCTGAGATTAAAGGGAAAAAGTCTAAGAAAATCCATATTGCTTTCTCATCAATTGGGAACCATCCGATTGTATCACACATGTATCTGGATAGTTTCTACTACCGCAAGGATCATGTTAGCGTCGCTAAAGATATTCCAAATCGTTATCCAATTGGTTCTACGGTCGTTATTGATTGTGAGGATGACACTATAACTGTTGATGGCATGGATCGTTTTGGAGACCGCATTCAGGGGTCTTCGTGGTTGAAAATTCCGCCTGGAGAGAGTGAGTTAGAGATTTATTGTTCTAGCTGGATTAGGAAGAAACCTACTGTGTCTATTCAATTTGAAGAGAGGTATCTATAATGCTTTTAACGATTCATGACATGAATTTACGCCAAGTCGCTTCAATTGATAACGATAAACAGGATGCCCTAAATTATACAAACGACAAGTGGAGCAGGTATCTGGAAACTGGGTCGTCCACTTTTGAATTTACGGTATTTAAACGTTCTCTGAAGAAAGATACTGGATCGAAGCATGCTTATCATTACCTTAACAATAAGGCTTTTGTCTCGTTTGAATATGAGGGTGAGGTTCAATTATTTAAGGTTCGAAAAATTGTAGAAAACGAGAAAACAATCACTTGTTCTTGTGTCAATCTTAACCTGGAGCTAATTAACGAATACGCCAATCCTTTCAAATCGGAGCAATCAAAAACGTTTAAAGAGTATTGCGAGGCAATGGATTTACTGAATTTCACTTTGTTGACTATTGGTGTGAACGAGATTTCAGATAAACGAATTAAAGCTGAGTGGACAGGTCAAGATACAAAATTGGCACGTTTATTGAGTTTGGCAAATAAATTTGGTGCAGAACTTGAATTTAAAACATACCTTAATGATGATTCTTCTATCAAGTCGTTCGTGGTAAATATCTATCATGAAAATGATGATACACATCATGGTGTTGGGCGCATCCATGCCAAACCATTGCGTTATGGAAAAGATTTTAAGAGTCTGATTCGAACGGTAGATAATACAAACATTTACAATGCCGTACGACCAACTGGAAAAGCTGAGAATGGCGATATTGTTACTATCGGTGGCATGGAGGCTTGGTCTGTAAATAACGAATATGGAGAGAGGGAGTTTTATCAACAAGGGGAACTTCTTTACGCTCCGTTATCTATGCAAATGTTTCCTTCTGCATTCACAAGCGGTACCATGGCTGACCAATGGATTCGAAAGGATATTACTGTTGATAGTGCCGATAAGAAAGTTATTCGAGCTACAGCTTATCGTGAACTGAAAAAACATGCTTATCCAGATGTTTCTTATGAGGTAGAGGGCTTTATTGATCGAGGGATTGGCGACACGGTCTTTGTATATGATGATGGATTTGTACCGACGCTTTTACTTCGAATGAGAGTGGTTGAGCAAGAGATTAGTTCCACTAATCCATCTAGCAATAGGACGAGATTTGCTAATTTCAAGACGTTAGACAATTTGTTGCCTGACGATCTCCAAAAACGAATTGATGAATTATTTGAAGCGTCACAGCCCTACCTTATCAAACTGGCTACTGATAATGGCGTTATTTTCAAGAATGGAACTGGTCAATCCATTGTAACGCCTACTCTTTACAAGGGTGGTAAGCCTCTGACTGCCAATGTGACTTGGCGCTGGTCTTTGGATGGCGCTGTTAAAACGGGGATGACCTATACCGTCCGTGGTGCAGATGTTACAGATACATCTACTTTGACGGTAGCGGCATACATAGGTAACGATGAGGTAGCTGTTGATGAGCTGACGTTTGTAAACGTATTGGATGGTCGAGATGGTGTAAAAGGCGAAAAAGGAGACCCTGGACAAAGAGGGGCTGATGGACTTCCAGGTCGTGACGGAGTGGGGATTCGTTCGACGACCGTCGCTTATGCTAGTTCAACCAATGGTGCCAAGGCACCGACGACTGGTTGGACTGCGGTAGTTCCGACTGTTGCCCCTGGCAATTATCTTTGGACTAAGACGGTATGGACTTATACAGACGGCAACACAGAGACCGGCTACAATGTCTCTCGTATTGGTCGTGACGGAAACACTGGCCGTGATGGTATCGCTGGTAAGGACGGAGTAGGTATTCGTTCAACGACGATTACTTACGGAAAATCGACATCTGGCACAATTCAGCCAACGTCATGGACATCTCAGGTACCAAGC